AAAGACCCAGAAGCAGTTCATGAATTGGCTCAACAATACATGAATGATCCAGAGTGGGTTCAGGTAGGTATGAATCCTTTCCGTCATTCATACTTCTACAACAAAGCAACTGGTGAGCCTGTTACAGAGGCCACTGAGGTTATACAGGTTGGTCCACTTGTTCTTGCCCGTGGTGTAACCAAAGCGTCTCCTGATGATGCAATGTTCCGTATTGATCCTAGAGATGAAACTTCAAACACATTCGCACTAGGCGGTCTTGTGGATGCTCAGAAGGGCATAGCCACAGAGGAAGGAAAAGACATGGCAAACAAGAAATTCCAAATGGACAACAAGAAAGCCGACAAAGACGGTAACGGTGAATTGTCTGCATATGAAAAAGTAGCAGGCGAAGCTGTCCAAAAAGCAGATGCAGATGCACCTGATCAAGACGAAAAGTACGGCATGAATTGCGGCGGTATGATGATGCCAGAAGAGGAAATGGATCCTGTATCAGGCAACCCAATCCCACTAGGCTCTACTGCAGATAATGTCCGTGACGACATTGAGATTTATGTATCCGAAGGCGAATACGTCCTGCCTGCAGATGTTGTTAAGTGGCATGGCCTCAAACACATCATGGAAATGCAAGACGAAGCTAAGATGGGTCTTATGGGTATGTTTGCCGAAGGACTTATCCAAGAAGTCGCAATGGAACATGAAGAAGAGATTTCCGAAGTTGAAGAGACTGAGGAAGAGGACATCCCGTCTGAGGACATGGATGTTGAGGTTGCTGCCGTAGAGGTGGACGACATGATGGACGAAGAGGAAGAGACAGAAGAACTCTATCCTGAAGAGTCCGTTTTACCTGCGATGATTAAGAAACAGAAATACGCTTTCATCGCTTGATAAGGGCTACCCGCAGTAATGCGGCCCCCATGAGGCAAAAATGGCTAAATATAAACGTAAAGACACTTTTGAAGATGATGATCTGAGTTACAGTCAGGAACTTCAAAAACAACAACAGGTAACACAAGACGGTCCAGAACCAAGTGATGCAGAAGAAGCTACCTACAAAAAACGGTACGGAGATCTGCGGCGACATACGCAAGGACAATTGGCTCAAAAAGACCAAGAACTTGCCACTTTGAAATCACAGCTTGAGAGTGCTGCAAAAGGCCAAATCAAATTCCCTAAAACGGATCAAGAGATTGAGACATGGTCTAAGAAATATCCTGATGTTGCAAAAATCGTAGATACTATTGCACGGAAACGGGCAAACGAAGCATTGGAAGAAGGCGAGAAGCGTCTAGGGCATCTTAAACAGCTTGAGACTAAACTTACTCGCAAAGAAGCAGAACAGGAACTTATGCGCCTGCATCCTGACTTCTCTCAGATCCGACAAGATCCTGCTTTCCATGAATGGGTTGCATTACAGCCTACTTACATTCAGGACGCTCTGTATAAGAATAATACAGATGCACGGGCTGCAGCACGGGCGATTGATTTGTACAAGGCTGATACAGGCAAGCGCAAATCCTCTAGTCCTAAGAGTGCAGCACAGGCGGTGGGACGTACAACGTCTTCTGCACCGACTACAGGCGGTAATGTTCGATTTACCGAAAGCCAAGTTTCTCGTATGTCTGATCAAGATTATGAGAAAAACGAGGACGCTATCCTTGAAGCAATGCGTACTGGTAAGTTCGTCTACGACATGACGGGCGCAGCACGTTAATAAAGTGGCGGCTCTAGCCATATAGTTATTGACTGATTAGAAAATAGCTGTATGCTAGGGCTGTCCCTGCCAAGGGGCAGGAATATAACACTAACTATTGCGTTATAACTCTGCCCGTGCTATAATGATCTTATGTTTCATGATGATATGTCTGAACCACAGACCTATCTTCTGAGAACATAGTTCTCACTACAGTAATGGGCCTCTTTTAATAGACTACCCCACCAACTGTTTTTTTCCAGAAGAATATAAACCATCTGTCCACCAGTAGAGGTGAGGCCCGTGTATACGGCGGTATATACGCACCCTCAGACCATACTGCCACTGAATGCGTTCTCTTCTGATCTGACTGCCTCACTTGAGGCTTTGCCATTTCATAAGGAGAAACAACATGGCATTCCCATCAGCATCAGGTTATAACAACCTGCCCAACGGCAACTTCTCGCCAGTAATCTATTCCCGTAAGGTCCAGAAGGCCTTCCGCAAGTCGTCTGTCGTAGAAGACATCACGAACACCGATTACTCTGGAGAAATCGCTAACTACGGAGACTCGGTTCGCATTATCAAAGAACCTGAAATCACCATCAACACTTACGCCCGTGGCACTACTCTGGCGACTCAAGATCTGACTGACGCAGACTTCACTATGGTCGTTGATCAAGCGAACTATTTCCAGTTCGCTATCGATGACATCGAGGAAGCGCACTCACATACCTCGTTCATGGATCTCGCCACGGACCGTGCAGGCTACCGCCTTCGTGACACCTTCGACGCAGAAGTCCTAGGTTACATGGCAGGCTGGGAGAAGAACAACTCTGGCGCATGGATTCGTCGTACTGCAGCAAATGGCACTAAAGCCGATACAGCGGCAGACGCAGACGAATTGCTTGCTTCGAATAAACTGGATATCAGCGATTTCGGCGGCAGCGATCTAGGCGTTCTTGGTGAAGTTACTTCTATCCCTATGGCTGCAGGCGGCGGCGCAGGCGGCATCACTTCGCCTTTGGCAATCTTGAACCGTATCGCTCGTAAGATGGATACTGCAAACGTAGACACCGATGGTCGTTGGATCGTCGTTGACCCTGTGTTCGCAGAAGTCCTGATGGACGAAAACTCGAAGTTGATCAACCGTGACTACGGTGGCGGTGAGCAACTTTCGAATGGTCGTCTTGATGGCACTATCCGTGGCTTCCGTATCTACAAATCGAACAACCTTCCGTTTGTTGGTACTGGTGCAGGTACTTCCGCTTCTGGCGGTTCCGAAGACAACTTCGGTGTACTTGTTGCAGGTCACGACAGTGCAGCGGCAACTGCGGAACAGATCGCAAAGACTGAATCCTTCCGTTCGCCTGACACTTTTGCAGACATCGTTCGTGGCATGCAATTATATGGGCGGAAACTACTTCGCCCAGAAGCTGTATTCACAGCGAACTATAACTTGGCCTAATGGCTCTCTGGGGGCAGGGCAACTTGCCCCCTACTTCTTATAAGAGGGTTAATAATGGCAACCACATACATTGATCTTTGCAACAAAGTAATTCGCCGCCTGAACGAGGTGGAGATTGCCGTTGGTGATTTTCCAACGGTTCGTGGAGTGCAAGCCCTAGTCAAAGATGCGGTTAAGGCCGCAGTAGCGAAAATTAACCAAGCAGAATTCGAATGGCCCTTTAACGCCGCAGAGCATACCCAAACTCTTGTTGCAGGTCAGTCTGAGTACACTTGGCCCGATTATTTCAAAGTATCTGATTTTAATAGCTTCCAGATCCTAAAAGATGAAAGCCTGAATGCAGGATACAAACACTTAAAACCAATTGATCGAGATGAATGGTATGCCCGTCATCGTGACGCAGACTATGATGCAGGATCCGCAGGTCGTGGTATTCCTGATTTTGTGTTTCAGGGGCATGGTAACGGTTTTGGTGTAACACCTTCGCCAGACAAGGCTTATCGTGTACGCTTCCGTTATTATCTAAACTACAGCGATCTACAGAATTATAATGACGTAACTAGAATTCCAGAGAGTTTTGACTCTGTTATCATCGACGGTGCGCTGTATCATCTCTACATGTTCAAAGATAACATAGAGGGCGCACAGGCAGCTTTCATGTCTTTTGAGCAAGGCATTAAAAACCTACAGACTTTGTACATCAACACTTACGATTACGTCCGTGATAGCCGTGTGAGGTTTTAATGCCTGATCGTATTGAGTCCTTCAAAGTCATATGCGCAGGCGGTCTAAACTCTAACGAAAACCATCTGAGTTTATCTGATAGTACCCCAGGTGCCGCAACACGCCTTGTTAACTACGAACCGTCTCTCTATGGCGGCTATCGTCGTATTGAAGGCTACGAACTTTATGATGACCTGTACGGTGAGGTAACAGAGAATGCGTCGGCAGAAGGCAAGGTTCTCTGCGTAGCCTATTATAAGAACGAACACATTGGTAACCCTTATGTAATTGCAGCCCGTAAGGATGTAGGGGCGAATACTTACAGCTTCTATTATCACACGCCGTACATTGGTTGGCGTAAGATGACCACAGGCCTCACGCTGAACACCACTGACGGTGTTCGTACCGTTGAAAAAGTACGCTTTGCCCAGTTTGATTTTGGCGAAGGTTCTAGCATCATTTTTGTAGATGGGGTGAACAATGCTACTGTTTTCGATGGCACTAACTGGTATGCTCTTAGCAGTTCAAACACTGGCGGTACATTAAGCCCTGGTGGTGATCAGGTTCTAAATGCTCCGTCTGTTGTAGACGTATTTGAAAACCACATCTTTCTTTCTGGGGATCGTACTGAACAGTCTGTTGTCTGTCATTCAGTAGGTAAAGATCCACTAGATTGGTCGGTGGGTGCAGGTGGTGGTCAATTGGTAATGGGCTTTAAAGTAGTCCAGATTAAACCATTCCGTGATAATCTGTTTGTATTCGGAAACAATGCCATCAAGAAAGTTACCGCAGATCTAACTGCGGGGTTTGTACAAGAACAGGTTACAGCTAACGTTGGATGTGTGGCACCTGATAGTGTATTGGAAATCGGTGGTGACCTTCTATTCCTAGCACCAGACGGGTTACGTCCAGTTGCAGGTACAAGCCGTATTGGTGACGTTGAATTAGAAACAGTCTCGAAATCCATTCAAAGTGCTTTGGTGGACATTATTAAAAACACCAATCTTAGTACTCTTAATGGTGTTGTTGTTAGATCTAAATCTCAGGTTCGATATTTCTTCGGCGACGATAGCACTAACGTAGAAGACAGTGAAGGTATTATTGGCGGTCTAACCAATAGCAGCGGTTCGATTGAATGGGAATTTGGTGGGCTACTTGGTATCCGTGCAAGCTGTTGTTCCTCTGAGTATATTGGCACAGAAGAGTTTGTTCTTCATGGTGATTATGACGGTAACGTCTATCGCCAAGAGCAAGGCAATAGCTTTGCAGGACGTGATATCGTAGCGATCTACGCCACGCCTTATTACGACTTTCAAGAAACAGAGGTTCGTAAAACACTGCGCAAAGTGAACACTTTCCTTCGTGCAGAAGGTCCATTTGAGATGAGCCTCGCTATCGCCTATGATTGGGGCGATTACACCACAGCCCGTCCTTCCACCTATACGGAGGAAAGCCAAGGCGGTCCTACTGTTTATGGCGGTCGTAGCATCACCTATGCAGGTGCAAACGTTACTTATGGCGGTAACTCTAAACCCATCATGACCTATGACATCCAAGGCTCTGGTTTTTCCATGCGAGCAACGTATGTGACCGTAGGTCAATTTGATCCTTATACCATCCAAGGGATCGTATTTGAATATTCCGTTTCGGGGAGAAGATAAATGGCAGGCTACACACGCCAAAGTATTGCAGATATCATTAACGGTTCAGAGGTTACTGCACCGCCATTGAACGCTGAGTTTAACCAACTTGCAGCGGCATTTGCTTCGATTACGGGTCACAGCCACGATGGTACTACTGGTAATGCTCCTAAGATAGATTTAACAACGTCCGTACTTGGATACCTTCCTGCCGTACATGGTGGTACTGGCGGTAAGAACAACGTCACTGCTACAACA